ATTACTAAACCATTTTAAATTGATTGTCCCAACGCATCTTTTTTTAGTAGAAGCATTTTAACGCCATTTTAAAAAAAAATTGAAATGCTTTTTCCTCCTGTCCCAATACCTAAGAATACCGCAGGTGTGCATTAACGACCCAACAGTCAAACTCCTATCCAACTACAGAATTGAAATAAAGATGAGCGAACAAAATAACAACTGTGAAACCTGTGGAAATAATAAAGAACCTGATGGATTGTGCTTTGACTGCGACCATCAGAGAGAATGCGGTATATGCTACGAAAATAAAAGATGGGGGTGTGATGGTGGCGATTTTGTTGAAGGAATGAATTGCGACCACAAGGTATGCGAGGATTGTTCTGTAAAAATAGACCGCTGTCCTTTCTGTCGCCGACCTTGGCGTGAAGAGGAGACCGAAGATGAGGAAGAGGAAGAGCAAGAAGAAACGCTCACTGTTGAGGAATTGAGGCAGTCAATAAATACTCTATCAGTAACATACTTCCGTCTAACCGAAAGACAAGAGACGGAAACCGATATGGAACAGATTGAAGCGACCAATCGTATATTAATTGATACGCTGGAACTTCTACTCGGGTATCACAATCGGATAGAGAGATTGATGGGAATAGTCGCACCTGCAGAAACCGACCTGTTCGCAGAGTTAATGGCACGACCCCCCCGCACCATACCTGACGACGCAGTGCTTATCGGAATGACTGGTGATTTACCTGAGACCGACCTGTTCGCAGAATTAATGGAAACAGGCGATGTCGCTGACACCTCACAGGACGGAGTCAATTACCAAGTCCGCATTTATTATCGTGATGGAGATATGGATTTCCTACCAAACAGTGACAGTGACAGCGGAAGTAATCCCGACTACTCAACTCTAGAGTTAGTAAATTACAATTACTTTCAATTTATTGAGTGGATTGAGACCGACGCAGTCTACCAAGGAAGAGCAGTCATACGTGTAGAATTAACCAGCACGACAGCGACAGATGAAGAAGAGTACCCTGCACCCGAAGTTTTAGACACGCTGGATTTAACATCCCACTGGACGACCGAAGAATGAACTAATAATATTATATTTTCATATTATATCCCTGTATGCCTGTAATAATCTAACTTATTCATTTAATTCAACTACTAATACGCTTTTTTTTCAACTAATATGGATTATTACACACAAAAACAGATTAAAATAGATATATACTGGTTTAATTTTAAAATTAAACCAGTATATATAAGAAATAATCCAAATACAAATGAAATAATCCTATTTAAAGGCATTTTTTCAATTTATTATAAATGGAATTAATGCTTAAACAACAAGGAGACCTCGCTATTGAATATAATAGACTAAAAAAAGAGCGTAAGGCAATTAAACAGAAAGAGGAACAAAAAAGGGCAAAGAGGGTTAAAGATGAAATTAATGGTAAGTCCGCCGTTAAAACAATTTAGGCGTTAATTTAGGCGTCCAGTCGGCGTTTTATTTTAGCAGACTATTATATAACATGTCCTTTCTATCCGCACAAGGTCAATTAACTGGTTCGTGGCAACAGACAAACGTCGTTAGTGTCCCTGCTTTAACGAATGTCGGTTCTCAGACTCTTTACACTTCCCCCCCCCTCCCAGTCGGAGTCTACGCAGTTTCTTTCACTTTACCACTCACAGCAGTTCCAGTAGATGCTACTGCAATAACAACAACTATAGAGTATGACAATATAAACGTCGCAGTAGTGAGCGTGCCTGCTGCTGATGTTGTTGCTCCTTACAACATTACCCAAAATCTGAATGCTCTTGTTGAGAGTAACGGGACAGGTGTTTTGAAATTTACAAACCTTGTAAATAGTACCCTTAATGAAAATTACAGTATATCAGCGTGGTCTTTTCAGACAGTCCGTATTGTCTAATTTAGGAGATTTCATTTTGTGGTTTTCGGTTTTGTGGACTTCCATTTTCATCAGTCCTAGCAATATATATAAAAAAAAACACCTATACCAATTATCCATTTCCCTATATACTAATGAAAACCAAAGTCCACAAAACTGAAAACCACTAAAATAAATCGTAGTATATATTGTATTAAAATAATCTACAATATATATAAGATGTCGCAGTTAAACCAAGTTAAGAGGGATAATTCACCCGACCAAGTGTATTACGATGTGACTATTACTAATTTCCAAAGTCAGAATACATTACCGCCTGTGTTTTATTATAATGAAGCACGTACTATTCCATTTATCAATTGTCCTGAAGATTACTATTTAAGTATAGTTAGATTTAGCGTTGATACAGGGACTTTACCTGTTTTTATTCCTAGCATTGTTCCTAATCAAGCAAACCCTAATCTGACTATTTATAACATTACTTTAACATACGAACTGTTAGGTGTTACTTATACTAGCGGGGCAACCCCGATGATTTTTATACCACAGGACAGGTCAATTCCAGTACCTATTCCGCCCAGTCAGACAAGCAATAAACTCCAAATTAACGACACAGGATATTACAATATTTATTCTTATCAATATCTATCGTTTTTAATCACCGAAACTTTCAAGACCGCCCTTGCTAATTTAGTCGCTGTGGTCGGTGCTGTTAATATGCCTACATACGATATTTATACTGCCAACCAAACCCCGACTACTACTGCTCTTCCATCGGATAATCTCCCACCTTTGTTCCAATGGGACACATCTAGCGATACTGCCAGTATATTTGCCATCCCGCAATACGATTTGAACCCCGCTGTTAATCCTACATTAAGCGGTAATGAACCCATCAAGATATTCTTTAATGCTCCACTGTTTTATTTGTTTCAGTCTTTCCCTGCAACTATATTCGGTTATTCAGTTGTAGGCGGTAATGAGAACTTCCAAATATCAGTCATTAATGAAGGAGGGTTAAACACCAGTCTTATTACTCCGCCTGAATATGATTTAGTAGGAGGAGTATATGACCCACCTTTAAGCATACCTTATATTTCGGTTTATCAAGAGACCAGTACAATCAGTAGTCTTTCTCCTATTACTGCGATTGTCTTTACGAGTAATACGATGCCGATTACTCCTAATCAGGTCAGCACTCCATTAGTATTAAGCGATACTCAACAGGTCGGGTTTCAAGGCAACAACGCCAACATTGCCAATATTATTACGGATTTAGTAAGTGATACGGGAGCATACCGTCCTTCTTTAGTTTATACCCCGTCCGCCCAATATAGACTGGTGACTTTGAACGGCAACCGCCCTCTCTTTAATTTAGACGTGGAAATATTCTACCGATTAAGGAACTCTGAATTAGTACCGTTTCGTTTAGCAAGTGGCGGGTCGGTCACTTTGAAGATTGCCTTTTTAAAAAAGGATAGTGATGGCACGGGTTCTGCCAAACAACCGACGGCACATCTTGCCCCCTCATTTAACGGAAATGGGAATAAGGGAAGTCAGAGAATGTACTAGTCTAATTCTTATTTAGCAGTTTGTCTGCCGATATTTTATATTTGAATATTATATAATGTCGGACTTTAAAACTATCCTTGTTCGTGACTCAACAATCGGCGATATTACTAGTGATTTGGACTTTGCCGTCAAATCGGGAGCATCTCAAACCACTTTTCAACCATTCCCTTCCACAAGTGCCTCTAATAGTGCTTTGATTTGGAACGTCCAAGTTCCCTCAGAGAACGTCGTGATTGGTCGTGATGTTTTAGTCAATACTGCTTTAGTCGTAGAGTTGTCTATCGGTAGTGTCGCCAACCCTGTTCCTGCAGGAGAATCTGCTTGGGCGTATGGATTGACTGACTCATTCCAAGCATTCCCTTTGAATAGTTTGTTTACTACTGCCTCCGCTCAAATCAACAACACCACAGTTTCAATCAATACCAAGGATGTCCTCCCATCTTTGTTGCGAATGAACGACAGCAGAGAACTTTATAAATATAACTCGATGACCCCTGCACTTCCCGACCAAGCATACGGAGCATACGCAGATGGTGTTAATGCCAACAACAATCCTTTAGCATCATACAATAACCCTTCTTACGATTTAGACCAAGTCCCTCGTGGAGCATTCCCTATTATCTACCAAGTCAACAGATATGTCAACAATGTTTTCCAAAACAACAGTCCAATTGCTACTGGTGTAGCAGGTGAAACGTGGAAGATTGGTGTGGCAACAATTGTGACTGAACCTATCTTTTTGTCCCCTTTCATTTGGGCGAACCCCGAATACAATTCCCAAGGTCTTCTCGGTATTAACAATATGGCATTTACTTTCAATATTGATGCCACTTGTGCGAGAGTTTGGTCTTCTGCCAATCCTTATATGACTGGGGTTGTTCTAGGCAGTCCCAACGCCTTCGGTCAGCAATCTGCTTGGACTTTGCCTCCTACTCCTGCAGGACAAACTGCTATCATCAACAATTCCCTCGGTGTTCCAAGTATGTTGTTTAGATTTTTGTCTACTCAACCATCCGATTTAATCCAAACCAAGAATGTTGTGCCTTATATGGACTTCCCCCGTTATTTGACTTCATCTGCCAATAACCCCACCTTCACTGCTTTAGGACAAAGCGGAGTTCGTGTTTCATCTTCCAATTTACAGATTAATCAAATCCCCGATTATTTCATCATTACTGCTCGTGTCCCAATGTCCCAGCAGGACTACTCTAACACGATGTCCCAGTTCGTCATCCAAAACATCAGCATCAATCTTAACAATCAATCAGGTCTCTTGTCTAGTGCCTCTCAATACGACTTGTGGCGTACTTCGTCTAGAAACGGAAGCACTCAATCGTGGGCGGAGTTTAGCGGACAGGCAAGCACATTTACTAACAGCGTTTCAGATAATATTGCCACGACTGGTTCTTTGTTGGTGCTTTCACCTCCTTACGATTTATCCCTTCCCAACTACATTAGCAGTGGTTCTCTTGGAAACTACAACTTCCAGTTTAGCGTCACTCTCGCAAATCAATATCCTCAAAGTCTTCTCGACCAGTTCAACGGTGCAATCCCAATTGAGATTTGTGTGGTCTGCGTTAATTCAGGCATCTTCTCTACTCAACAAGGTGTGTCTGCGGTCTACACTGGTATTCTAACAAAGGAGATGGTACTATCGTCCGTAAATGGCGGTCAAGCATCTGCCATTCACTCTCAAGAAGCAAAGCGTATGATTGGCGGACAAATGCTTAACGGTGCTTTGACTGCCATTCGTGGTATGAAAAAACACAGCAGAGGTGGTGCTTCAGGACAGGCAAGTAGCGGTGGTGCCATTAGTGGCGGAGCAATGGGTATGTCTTCTTCGGGAGGCAGAATGAAGAAATATTGTTAAGTTTAGGAGTTTCCAATCAAAACTCGGATAAATTATTCAATCACATTATAAATTAAAATAGTATTCTAATATATAATGCCACAAGCGACGATTACTTACGATACTGGGTATAACCGCAAGTTAAAATCCCTTTTAGACGAGATGGACGCAAAGCACTGGAATAATGGTACATCTCAGTATCACCCCTCGATGATGGGATTTAAATTATCCAATTTTCACGGCGATTATTCGGGAGAACCAGTTGCCAAGATGATGGTTGGTGGAGGCAGTCACGGCGACCAGCGTTTCGTTCATTCGGGCAATTCTCCTGCGTATCCTCCTTATATGATGTCTAGCGGTCTTTTAGTTAATTCAGGAGGTGCTAGAATTGGCGTAGACGGTGCGGTTGGTGGACGCAAATATACAATGGGAGACTTCGGTCACGACGTTGCCCACGTTGCCAAGGAAGTCGGACCCGATGTAATCCGTGCAATGATTGCCAGTAAAGGTGCTGGACGCAAGAAGAAAGGTGGTTCCAAGGCAGGAGACGAAATCGCCAAGGTCGCCAAGACACTATTGCCATTTGCTCCTCTATTGATGGGTTTAGGAAGACCTGCTCCGAAATCCAAGACAGAC